CCACGTTTCTTAACTGAATTAGGGTCATATTGTTCTTCTTCATCATCATCTTTCATTCCTTTAGAGAGCTCCCAAAACTCTTTAGAGCCTAATCTGAAGTCACCATGGTTATCAGCTTTATACCAAAACACTTGATCATGTAGTTTATTTGATTTCGAGTTGTTATTTATAACTAGACACTCATAATTTTCGGTACATTGATCCATCACTTGACAAAAGCTCTCAAATGTTGGGAACATACCCGCATAATTTTCATATATTCTTCTTCTATTTGCAATGTAATTTTCTCGAAGAATAAAAACATAATCTATGTTGGTTCTCAGTGTGGGTGGAATACCAAGAGGATATTGCATTGTGATGACTAACATGACCTTCCAATGTCTGCCATTCATGAACAAAAGCCGCATCATTTTATCGCGTGCCCATGTGTTGTCGTACAAACAATCGTCTAAAATAACAAAAGCTCGAGGGTCAATATTGCTGCGTTTATAGGTTTCCATTTCTTTTTTGATCTGTTTCAAAACAGTGCGTTGTCGCTTCAAAATATTTTCAATAATAGCTGTATTGTACTCGTTATGTACAAACAATTTGGGTACCATTTTGCCGTAAAATCCATTACCTTCTTCTGTACCTGAAATAACGGTTCCAATAGGTATTTCTTGTTGATAGTAAAGTAAATCTCTGACCAAAAATGATTTGCCTGTATCACGTTTTCCAATTAATACAACAACAGGTCCCTTATTTTCATTCGGTTTGAAACTAATGCTTTTCATATCAAATTTTTTTAATTCTAATGTCATATATTATATTAAATTTTTTTAATACAATAAAAAACGAATTTATCTTTTATATCTTCTTAATGTTTTTTTTATACTTATTATCACTATTCAAGGTTTTTATTTTATATTATATAAAATAATAAAATAATAAGTTAAAAACTCATATAATTTATATATTAAGTAGCTAATGATAAAGATTGATTATCAAAAAAGAAAAAACCTTGATCTTTTTAAAAGTTTAAAAAGGTCTGATTCCCTTTTTCTCTCTAAACCTCAAAATTATATACCAATTTATAAAAGATTTTTCGAGTTAAACGAAACAAATTACAACAATATAAATTTAAATCATAAATGGTATATTTCCTCCATAAATGAATCAAATGAAACTAATAAAAATTTATATAATTGTCGCATTAAAAATATAAATAATAATAAGATTAAGGAAAAGGATATTTTCTTTAAAATGGCTCCATTATTAGACCCATTCAAATTTTTAATTGGTAAATATAATGCAAATGATGAAAACATTTATAATTTGCCGAATATTAATTCAAACGAAAATAATTGCAACACAAAATTTTTAGATTGTAATAATTCCGCTTATGTTGATGGTATGTTTTTATTTTTATCTAGTAATCTTATTCATAAATATAATTTTAACCATGGCGTTGATTATTATGGTTCATTTTTAGCTATTAAAAATGATTTTATATTAAATGTATATGATGATATTGACTATTTGAATAATTCCGATTATTTTAATAAAAATAAAAATAATTTATTTAAAATTGATAGCTATGATCATTTATTTCAATTTCAAAATGAAAATGCTAAATTGAAACCAATTAAAATAGAACATAATTCCAGTGAAAAAACAAATTTATCAATAAAATCTTTTAATGATGATATGTTTGAAGATGTTTTTGATAATGAAAATAAAATATTAAGTTTAACCGATTTAAAAGATGCAGATTATGATCTTGTTGATATTACAAATACAAAAATAGACAATGAAAATGAAAATAATCTAACATTAAAATCAAATTCTACATGTTCATCAAGAACATCTTATACAAATGATAATGAAAATGAAGAAAAATGTGAAAATTGTAAAGGCTGTGAAAGCTGTGATAAAAATGAACTAAATGATGAGCTAAATGATGAGCTAAATGATGAACTAAATGATGAGCTAAATGATGAACTAAATGATGAGTTAAATGATGAAATAAGTTGGGAAGATGAAGAGGATGAAAATGATGAAGATAGTGAGGAAGAAGAAAGAATTAACGCAACTATACCTAAATTTCCCGTTCAAGTTATTGGTATGGAATATTGTGAAAGTACATTTGATGATTTAATATTAAATAATGATTTAGATGATGAAGAATGGTTTTCCGCTTTTATGCAAATAATAATGATTTTAATAACATATCAAAAAGCATTTTCTTTTACTCATAATGATTTACATTCTAATAATGTTATGTATAATCACACTGACAAAAAATATATTTATTATTGTTATAAAAAACAGTACTACAAGGTAGCTACATTTGGAAGAATTTTTAAAATTATTGATTTTGGGAGAAGCATTTATAAATTTGACGGTAAATTATTTTGCAGTGATAGTTTTCAAAATGGTAATGATGCAGCAACACAATATAATACTGAACCATATTTTAATGATAAAAAACCAAGATTAGAACCCAATTTTAGTTTTGATTTGTGTCGTCTTGCATGCTCTATTTTTGATTATGTAGTGGAAGATATTAGCGAAATTAAAAATATTAATAAATGTGATCCTGTTACACGTTTAATTGTAGAATGGTGCTTAGATGACAAAGGAATTAATATGTTATACAAAAATAATGGATTAGATAGATATCCTGATTTTAAATTGTACAAAATGATTGCTAGGTGTGTTCATAATCATACCCCACAAGCTCAATTAGAGAGACCAGAATTTAAAGCATTTGCTATTTTTAAAGGAGATATTCCAAATGAGGTTATAGATATTGATAAAATCCCTATTTTATTTTAGAAAAGTAATTAAATATTAGTGTTTATTTTTATTAATAATATTATAAATTATATTATTAATGAATGATTATGGATTTATAATAACAAGACACGTTATTTCAGAAGTAACCAATAAATATTGGAATAATTGTATAAAATGTATTCGAACTTTTTATCCATATAGAAAAATTATTATTATTGATGATAATAGCAATAAAGATTTTTTAATTTCATTTTATAATTTTGATAATATTGAAATTATTGAGTCTGAATTTCCTGGTAGAGGTGAACTATTACCTTATTATTATTTTATTAAAAATAAATTTTTTGATAATGCAATAATAATACATGATAGTGTTTTTTTTCATAATCGAATTAATTTTGATAAATTAATAGGAATTAAAGTATTTCCATTTTGGTATTTTTATTCAGACAACGAATGTGTAAATAATTCAGTTAAAATAACGGATTCTCTAAATAATTCTATTGAAATTAAAAATAAACTTACAATGAATAACAAAATATTAGGCATAGATAAGTTTAATTGGTTTGGATGTTTTGGGTCACAATCATTTATAAATCATGACTTTTTATTTTATTTAGAGAGAAAATATAAAATAACAAATATGACTACAGTTGTTACTTGTAGAAAGGATAGATGTTGTCTTGAAAGAGTGTTGGGTGTAATTTTTTGTAGCGAATATCCTTTTATTACTAAAAAAAAGTCATTATTAGGACATATTTTTAAATATCAACATTTTGGTAATTATACATATCATAATTATGAAAATGATGTGAAACATAATAAAATAACAAAACCTATTATTAAAGTGTGGTCTGGACGTTAAAACTCTGGATTATCTGTAAATACTGGAGTTACTACAGAACTGCTTCCACCATTTTGCATAATAGGGTTTAGCTGTTCTAAAATAAAATATCCAGATACAACACTAACATATACTAAAAGTGCATCTCTAATTAATAACTTTAATGGTTTTGATTCTTTTTCAATAAATCTCATTTCAATAAATTTTGATATAATAAAAATAACAGATACGACTGCAGCTATAATAAAAATATTATCCATTTAAAATACTTACTGTATATTTTATTTTTATTTTTACGCAAATTAGTCTAAAATTTCAGCATCAATCAATAAATCAGGAAATAACTCCAATTTAGGTTCATCAATCACATGAATATCCATTGAATCTAAAGTAATTGGTTCACTAGAAATTGTTAACCTTTCATTATCATCATCATCATCATCTTCTAATTTTCTTTGTTCTGCTCTCATATTGCTGATTTTTTCTAAATTTTCAACAGTTTTTGGAACTATAACAGGTACAACATTCCCATTTCCATTTGAAATATAATCAGTATCATTAAATGATAATCTATTATTTGCACCGCCATTAGTATTCATTGTATTAATTGTATTAATTCTATTATTTGCTACAGTATTCGTGTTATTAGTATTCATTCTATTATTCACTAAAGTATTTGTATTATTAGGCAAAGTCTTATTAATTGGTTCTTCAATTATTTGTTCTTTAATTTCTTCAGTAACATCTTCTTCAACAGTTTCATCCATATAAGCTTTTAATATTGCTTCAACAGGAATACTTTCTCTCAATGTATTTAAAATGCATTCCTGTACAATTATTTCTATCTCTCTATGATTCTTTTGAATATTTAACGGAGGAATATTAATTTCAAACAAATACACATTTTTATATATTTTTCTTGCTACATTTACATAAATTTTATGAATAAAATCATCTAATTTGGGAATATTAATATCTATTTTTTTTTGTTTTTGTCCAACACGCATTGCAGTAAGTATTTTAAGTTGAATAACATGAACACAACTAACCAAATCTTCTAAATAAGAACAACCTGATTTTTCACAAATTCTTTTTCTTTCTGTTTCAATAATGGTTGAATTCCATTTTGGTATTCTTGAAATAAAATTTTGAAACGTCATCAAATATTTATCCATTTCTCCATTATCCTTACATAGTTTTAAAGCTTCCTCTAAAATAGATTTATAACCATCAATAATTAACGGTGTTAAAATAGTAATCAATCTTGCACCCCATTCATTTTTTGATTCATGAAGCGAACTTACGTTAAAATCATCCATATTACATAAAACTTATATTTTCTAAAGAGAGTTCTGAACTTAAAAAGACAAAATTTAAAATAAATAATATTATTAGTTTTTCATTTCTAAATTCCTTTCTAACACGATTAAATGCTAATAATAATTCATATCGTTTTTCAATTGTTAATGTAGTATCCAAAAATTTTTGATTTTCTAATAAAGTAATTATATCTAAACCACTGTATCCTTTTTCATATAGCTTTGTACAAAATAACATCAATTTTTCTATTGTTATTTTTTTATTTATTGTTTTAATTAATTCTTTTTTTAACCATTCTAATCTATTTATTTTTATATTTTTTGTATTGAATGTTTCGTCTAAATTGTGCTTATACAAATTTACTATATTACCATCAATAATAGGCTCCGGTACATAAATTTCACAAAAACGTGATAGTATTGGTTTCATCAAATTATATTTATCTTCTGCAACAATAAAAAATCTAGTATTATGACTAAATAATTCAATACATCTACGTAAAGCAGATTGTGCATCCATTGTCAACTTGTCTGCATTTAATAATACAATACTTTTAAAGATATTGCCACCATTTGAATTTATATGCGTTTTTGCGAAAAATTTTAGTTCTTCTCTAATAAATTTAATACCCTTGCCATGCGAACAATTCACATACATAACAAACGATTTAATTTTTTCTCTATTATTATCATAAATTTTATGTATAAAATCATTTACGATTGTTCGTTTACCACTACCCGTTGGTCCATGAAAAAGAATATTGGGTATTTTATGAATTAAATGAAAGTATTCTAGTTTTTCTTTTATAGATTCATGAATTAATAATGACATAGTAGCCTTACTATAATTTGAAAAGTGTTTTTATATTTTAATATAACGTAATTAATATATAAAATCAAAAAAATCAAAGAATCAAATCCTGAAAATTATAAAATTTATTTTTTATATTTTTTTATATAATTAACAAGAAATTTGTAGTATTGTTCATATGATAATATTGGAGTTGTAATATTTGTATTTATTCCTGACATTGAAACATCAAAATTAATAATTTTTCGTTCCAAAGCACTGTGTACTATTTTTTCAATTTCTTTTTCTTTTTTTATCCTTGGTTTAACACGTAATTGTAATGATAGTCTTTTAAATGGTAACCCATTTTTGTTACAATTGTCTACAATATATTCAAAATCTGTGACATTTAAAGTACCGCAAGTATCTATTAAACAAATATTATCTACCTTAGTTTTATTTAATTGTAATAGTCTATTTATTATAAAATTATTATCCATTTTACCATTAATTGGACATTCATTTATACAAGAAACATATAATTTTACAAATGGAGGATATCTGCTAAATTTATTTTCATCCAACATATACATCATTTCATATAATTCTTGTTCTGTATTTGCTATAGGTTTTAAAGTATTTTGAAAGTGAAAACTTTCTGATATTGATATCTCAAATGAAATGAAATTTAATTCTTTATTATTCAAAAAATTATAAATTTTATTTAAATATTCTTTATTATGAATAAGAATAAAATTATTTAATTTTTTATTTAATATTCCATTTATTTCTAATAATTCTACTTGCAAATTATTTTGATGTTCTTCAATATAATCATGTAATAATAATGTATTTGTAAATAATGGTAATAAATTATAAGTTAAAGCAGGACAAATTTCTATATTTGCTGGTCTATGTTGTAAACAAATTTTATGATACAAGTCTAACTGTTTATAATAAAAATTATTATTATTCAACTGATGAGTTTCTAAAATATTTTTAAAAGTTATATCAAATGGTTTTGGTCTTCCTAAAATATTATAAATATTATTATATTGTTTATTTGTTAACCTCCATTTTTTAAAAGAGTTTGCACAAACAGAATATATTTTTTTTGAAGACATTTATTACTTATTTTATATGTTAATCTTTAATTTGTTTACTATATCAATAATTTATACAGAAGTAGTTAAAGAATGTGTGTAAGGATTATTTCTAAAAGCATTTAGAATTTCTGGTTGAATACGGTCACAACCAGCACACTCATTGTAATATTGTGGTGTATTAATAGAACCATATGTTTGAGTAGAAGGAGGTAAAGGAGTTATCGATATAGCAGGATTTACTCGACCATCTAAACGATCGCTATCACTTTTAATAGTAGTCAAATGCATTTGTTGGTTAAAAATTTGTGTGCCACCTTGATTTGGTCTGTTGTTTACGGTTGATGATTTAATATCATTATTATGTTGTTTATAAGCAGCCTCATAACTCATATCACCAAATCCTGTTGCAGCACCACCTGACGTACCAATGTAACTGCAACTTGTAGAATCTCTTTGCGTTGGTATTCCTGGCATAGCATTGTTTACATACATGCCTTCTTTTTGATTATTAATGTTAAATGTGGGAGAATATAATGTTGTTTCCTTAATAGTTGTATTTGTAGTATCTTTTGGATTAATAACGTAACTACTTGGAACAGTTGATGTTGCTTCACCGTAAATGCGAACATTAGCAGTCGTTTCTTCTTTGCGTGTCGGTCTAAACATATCCATAATTGGCGCAATAACTGCACCAACAGCACCACTAAAACCACTCCTCAATGTATCTGGTTGTTTTACTGTTGTTCTATTGTTTTCATAATTTGTGTGACTACGTAAAAAATTGTCGGCTCCTGTGCTTGGACCACGCCCTTGTGCGGATGAATGATTTACACCACATGTCACTGATTCCTTTCGTTTACTTTTTTCAAAATTTTCGGGAGCATATGCTGCTTTTCTATCAGCAGGACCAGCCGGACCAGCATAATCTGTGACAATATCATTTCGCCTTAATATACCCATCTCTTGAATAGGTCTTAATGTTTCACCTTTTTCGGCACCAGTTGTGGTTAACCAACGGTCTTGACTATTAATAAAAAAAGTATCAGGTCTTTGTTTTTCTACACGACCCATTGTTTGAGTAGATGCTGCATTTTTTATATATGAATTGGCAGGTCCTTCATGATTTATTAATTCATACTCCAATTTTGGATTTGTAACAACTCTCATTTGATCAACTGTATATGGTAACCATTTATCACGAGCTTCCATACCTGAATTATAACCACCAGTACCATTTAAACTATATCCTTTATCTAAACCTGGACCAACAAAAACACTATCAAACGGTTTCACGTTATTATTTTTCATAGCTGGATTTACTCTTGATTGATAAAAATCACTATTATTTGGTGTTCCATAAGCCCACTGCATATTGTCTTCTGGTTTAAATAAGGGTGCTTGTTCTATTTTTTTAATTGTTTGTGACCCGGAACCAATCATATTATCTAAAACTGTTTCCGCTATATTTACATCATAAGTATTACCTTTTACTTTGCCACCATTAAAAGGAACCATATTATTGTGTTTAAATTGTTCTGAATCTAAATAATTACCAGTCATTGAATATATTTGTTGAGGGTTTTTGCCAACGGGTACATTATTTCTCACTTTTTGTTGATATAAATTTTGATCAAAATATTTGTCTGTTGCAGCATTTGGGTTTGGATATTCCTGAACTGTATCTACTAATTGATTTATATTTGTAATGGGAAAATTTTGAGGAGGAGTGTTTGTATTTGGTAAATAATTACGTTTTGCTCCCATATTTGTAAAATTTTCTTGATTTATTTTTTGTGTTTTTATATTTTCAGTTTTACATGATTGTGACGGTTGTTGATTTGATACTATATACATACCACCTAATGCTATTAAAGGGATTGCTAATTCCATTATTATATATATAAAGTATTATATTTTTAATTTTATACTGACAATAAAGATAATTAATAATAACTAAATAATATTATTTTGTTATTATTTTATTTTACTTCAAACATTTATTATTTATAATGAAGAACACGAATTTGTTTGAGCACATGTTGTTGGTCCCGCTACATAGCCACCTCTAATTAAATTGTAACTTGATGGTAATAAATTAGTTGTCTCATTTATCACACAATCCCTCTTTGGTGTGAAATAATCTTTTTCTAAAATTCTGGTGCTTAAATTATTTTGAAAAGGAAGACAAGTGTTTTCTTGAGGATTGAGGGGTGGATAATACCAATCTACTTGTTCTAAATCACGATACCACCAAGCTGGGTTTGTCGCTCTTGATTGTCCTGTTGTTAAATTATTACAAGATGGATATTGCATAGCTTCATTTTGTACATTGAAATTTTTGTAATTATCTTTTCCTAAACAATCACGACTTAACGGCTTGTTCACTCCTCTTAATTCGCTTTCTAAATTAATCGTATTTGTTCTTAAATTAGCACCCCACTTTTGAATTCTTATTTGAGGATCTTCCATATAGCAAGGATTTGCACCATTACCAGGTACATTTAATATCCATCTCCCAGGGTCTGTTGATTGTTGCAATTGTTTTTTTGTTCTAC